AACCCTCTAACCCTCTCACCGTTCCCCCTGACCAGAATCACCATCACGCACGGCAAAACCGGAGCCCTCGCCAACCAGCAAAGCATCTACCTCGGCTCAGCCGAAATCAAAGCAAGCCAGATCGTCGCGCGAATCAGTTTCGACTACGGGCTTACCTACAGCGCCAACGAATTCATGTTCACGACCCAAACAGTCGGCAATACCCTCTATTTGTGGCTGACCTCCACCAGGACAGTTTCAATGCCGATAGACCTCACCTATCTGTCACCCGTGGCCATAACCCTCATCGACCTGCTGGCAGTGCAGGCACAATAGAAAGGAAAACCAAATGGACAAAACACAGGCAATCGCAATGATCGTCACCCTCGCACTCATCGTGGGCGACTACATCACAGGCGTGGCCAAAGCCATCGCCGCGCACGACATCAACAGCGAGAAAATGAGAACCGGCCTATGGCACAAAGCCACCTACATCTTCGCGGTAAGCCTCGGCGTCCTGATCGACTTCGCGCAACAGCACATCGATCTCGGCTTCAGCGTGCCCATCGCCACCGCCGCGTGCATCTGGATATCCCTCACCGAAATAACCAGCATCCTCGAAAACCTCGTGGAAATCAACCCCGAACTGGCCGACAGCCCTGTACTAGACCTTTTCCACACCAACAAAACCAACCCCAACAAGTAAAGGAACCTACCATGTCCTTCGAGTACATCACCAAATACAACAGCCCCAACTACACGCCAGGCCGCCCATACGGCATCGCTTGCATCGTCATCCACTGGTGGGACGACCCCGCCAAGCATCCCACCTTCAACGGTGTTATCTCCACCCTGTGCAGTAAGTCACGCGGCGCATCCGCGAACTATGTCGCCGAAGCCGGCCGCGTCGCCTGCATCGTAGACCCCGACAACCGCAGCTGGGCCACCGGCGACGGAGTGGGCTGCAACAGCATGGGCAACGATAAGGGCATCAGCATCGAATGCAACCCCCGCCAGTCAGACGGCGACTACCAGACCATCGGCGAACTCATCCGCAACATCCGCAAGACCTACGGCGACCTACCGTTGAAACGCCACCGCGACCTCTCCCCAAGGCCAACGTCATGCCCCGGCACCTATGATCTTGACAGGCTCGACCGCATCGCACGCCATGGCGCGGCGTCGAACACGCCCACGCCAAGCCAGCCGTCAACGGCCGGCGTGGACCTCAACGCCCTCGCCGACGCTGTGATTCGCGGCGAGTACGGCGTCGGCGCGGAACGCCGCGCGAAACTAGGAGCGAACTACGACAAGGTGCAGCAGATCGTAAACCAGCGACTAGGCTAACCGGCCAACACCACCGCGTCAAGCCCGGCGCGCAACCGCGCGTCGGGCATCGCCACGTACACCTGCGTGGTCTCCACGCTCGCATGGCCGAGCAGCTTGGAGACCAATAGCAGATCGTGCGTGGCCTGCCACGTCACCGTCGCATAACGGTGTCGCAAACTATGGGCCGTACCCATCGCCCAGCAAACGCGATAGGCGGTCACCTACATAGCTTTCCTCGACGTGGCCCCCGAAACGTCCGGGAAACGTGTAACCGTCATGTGCGGCAATCTCATCGGCCAGATCATCGGGCAAGGGCACTATGCGCTGTTTGTCACCCTTGCCGTTGACCACCAAGCTGTGGCCAACCAGATCGTCCATCACGTCGTCGCTGGACACGCGCCCTATCTCACCACGGCGTAAACCGCACTCGGCACCGAGCCGCAACATAAGCCGCTCCTCGGGTGTGGCATGCGCCAACGCGGCCAGAATCACTTTGTCCGGGCAAGGACGCGGGTGGGGGCGCGGACGCTTGACCTTCGGCAAACCGTCGCTTGGATTATCCGCGCGCCGTCCCGTCTGTTGCAACCAGCCGAAAAAGCTGGACAAAGTGTTGCGGTAAGCCTTGCGCGTCTCCGGTTTCCATTCCTGTGCGGCGAACCAAGCGGTGATTCGTTCGCAGGTCACGTCATAGGGGCCGGCATCTAGGCAACGGGCCGCATATGCCATCTTTCGCCGTCGGGTCAAAAGCGTCTGCTCGCTTCGACCGCCCGCCTTCAGCGCAGCCAGCCAACCATCAATATCCTCACGCCATAACGGGGGCGCTACCCTGTTTTTCGTCATGGCACACCATCTTGACCACCTACGCGGCTAAAGTGAAGCCAAAATCAGCCGGAAGGCGCTCCGGGGCATGGATTTGAACCTTGGGACCTCTGGGATACCCAGAGGTCCCAAGGTTCAAATCCATGCCCCGCTACCAGTGCCTCCGGTTTCACATCAAGGAAATCGGAGGCTTTTTCTATATCATCCATGTTCCATCGGGTGCGCCCACTGAACTTCTGGGATAGAGTCGGCGCGGCAATTCCCATAGCCTGCGCCAGATCCTTCTGAGAGGTCTGTCGAATGGCGATAAGAACCTTCACGTTGTATGTAACGCGATCCTGAAGGCTCAGCTCTTGCTTCTGCGCCTTTAACGCCGGCGAGACCATCACTGCAGTCATGTGAACTAGATTAGCAATGCATAGACTTACTTTCAAGTCTTGGATTAGGAATTTACAAACCATGATATTGTTACACATATTTTTTATCCATACATAAAACTGATTTGTATATGACTAATCCGAAGTCGAGAATCAAAACCCTGATCGCAGTACGCGGAAGGCCGCGATCTTGTCGACCGGCGCGATGCCTCCAGTGACGCTGACCGCCCCGAATCCCGGAAACGACGATGTGCGCCACATAGTGCTCAGGATGATCGACGGCAGGCATTGGACGGCGATTACAACCAAACGCGGCAAGCGCATCCGCATCATATCCGTGCGCCGATCGCGCAAGAACGAGGAGGCATACCATGAAAGCCAAAAAATGATGCCAAGGCGATCACCAGCGAGGACATCCTCAGCCATGTCGATCTCGGCAATCCCGTAGTCGAACATCATCCCCCGCTGGAGAAGCGAATCACGCTGACGATGTCCGCATGGATGGTCAGCGAACTGGACGAGGAAGCCGCCGAGCTGGCAATCGGCCGCAACGCCGTCGTCAATACATGGATCGCCGACCGGTTGCGCACCATGCGACGTCGCGAAAACGCCCACGCCTGACCCATATACCATTGAGGCCCATGGTTCAAATCCATGCCAAATAGAAGGCTAGGAATTACAAGATTCCTAGCCTTTCTGTTCTATTGCGCCTTTCTCAAGTGCCTCAAACCATCCCCCGGTCTCGCTAGACAACCTTCGCCAGCGGCAGCGTCAGCGACGGGATCGGCGGCGGAAGGCCAGGGCACCGATGGCGGCCGCGGCGGCTCCGGATCCGACGACGATGATGGCGACGACCCCCGCACCGGTATGAGACAGCACCGGCTTCTTGGGCTCTGGATTCGCCTTCGGCTCAGCGGGTGGAGCATCAGGCGCTTCGACGGTTACGGTCTCCCCTTCGACGCCGAGCTCATGCGAAACCAGCACATCACCGTCACGCGAGCGAAGCGACGCCCTCCAATACACCAGTCCCGCCTTCGGCGAGCGCACCTGCGGACTGGCGATCGTCTGCTCGAACAGCGTATGGTCCACTTCGGCGCGGGCCTCGTCAAGCAGCACGCCGTTCATGCCGGGCACCGCCCCTTCCTCCACCGCCTCGTACGCCGTGAACGTCACATAGGCCCCTTCGGGCACATCGCCCACAATCCGCGCCGTATCGCGGAACGGCTCATCGACCCGCACAATGTCCGGCTCCACCTGCGTGGTCAGCGCCGGCTTGCGTGGCCGTGCCACATCCCATATGCGCACGCGCTCCCACGCGTCATCGTATGCGCTGGACGCCGGCATCACCCGGTCATCGCCGTCGAAGCTCCAAACGAACACGTACCATCCGTGCGATTCGGCCACGATGTGCACCGGATCGCCATGAGCGTCCGGCGCCCCGGCGCCCACTCGGATACGCCCGTTGACCGCCGGATAATCCCACACGCCAATCAACCGGTGATTGCTGTCCTCGGCCGGCGGCGTCTCCCCCTGAGGCCGGTACGCCTCGTCGCCGGCGGAATCATTCGGATCGCCCGCCCACCACACGCTCACCTGCGCCATCGCCCGGTCAGCGCCGATGCCAAGCTTGACATTGCCGTCAAAGGATCCGTGATCATCGGGGAATCCGTCGACCGTAATGGTGTCGCTCAGTTCGGAACCAACCACGCCGGTATGCTCCGTGACCGTGGATTCCACACTCACCCGAGCACGGTTCGAATTCGTCTCCGTGTATTCCAGGAACCCGCTGACCACATCCTTACCTATATATTGTCGCGCAGTATCGCTCAACTTCTCGACTTCGAACGCCCACACCCATGTGCCGAATCCTCCACCTCGCGGCGCCTCATACGCCGCGTCGCCGCCCGGCTCGGCCGTCGCTCTCACGTCCACGCGCTGCCCGGGAGCAGTGAACGACGCCTCGCCATAAGCGGACGGCCGGAATCCCATTGTGCCCAGCCTCGCGATGAACTCCTTCGCCGTCTCGTCGGCACCAGGCATGACCGGCTCGGACAGATCGCCCACGCCGAGCCCGTCGAAATACCATCCGGACGCCCGCAACTCCAATCCGGACGCCCAGGAATCGCCGTCATCCACCCCGGACGTGACGGTATCCACGACCGGCTGCCCGGCGTCGACCACCTTGGCCGCGACGGCGGTGCCCAGTGTGGGCACGAACTCCTTGCGGACCGAGAAATTCACCGCCTTGCCGCTCACCTGCGAAGAGCCGCCGTAACGCACCAGATCCTGGCCTCCCGCGACTGCGAACACGTCCACCTGCTTGCGGTCATATGCCACACTCGCCTTCACTTCACCCTCGCCGGTCGCCTTCCACGAGTACACGATCGGCTCCGCCCCGGATATCCCGGTCACCGTCGCGCTCCCGTTCGTGAACACCGCCGGACCGTTCAGCGTCGCGGCGTATCTGATCCCGGCGATCGTCTTCCCCTGCGCATTGGTCACCGACACCGTGACGCGCCCGGTCCGCGTGCCTTCGGCGTATGTACGCGTCACCGTCGCATTCGCCGGGGCGTTGGATCCCGCCTCCTCCCACATCTGCTCTACCTTGCGCCGCAGCGTCGGATTGTCGCGCATGACGGACACGCGCCGGGATTTCCACGTGTCCGGCTTCAGGTCCAGCAGATCATGGGCCAGCACCGCGATCGCCGCATGCTCCGCGGCCGTCCCGTCGCGATAATGGTCCATCAGCCAGCCGAGCCGGCGCGCGGTGTCGTCGTCGCGCAGCTTGACGCTCTCCCCCAGCTGGTATTCGACGCGTTCGTCAGCCTCGATGCAGTAATAGTTGTTCGTCGAATCCTTCGCCATGACGCCGATGACCTGCTCGCCGCCATGCTCATAGCGCAGAAACGTGCCGGCATCCGCCCTGCTCAACGTCACCGCCGCGGCCGGCATGGCGGCAAACACCAGCGAGGCCACCAATGCGAGAGCCATGACGGCCGCGACCCCCAGCGCGGCCTGACATCGCCTGAATACAACCATGTTCATGATATTCCCTTCCTGAAATCCCGCCGCGTCCACGATGGGCGGTTGATGACACCATGCCATGCCGGACGCCGTCGGCCACCGGATTTCAGGCAATGTGGTCGAAGGCTATCCCCCTTCGGCGTGTTGTGGATAACTCCCCACGACAGTTATCCACATTTGGCGGTTCTCGGCATATAAGACAGAGGGTTATCCACAATCGCCCATTGGCCATCAGCCGTATACAATGGGCGGTATGGCAGAAGAAAAGAAAGGCGCGTCAGCGCTTAGCAGTAGTTCATCTCGATCAGCCACATCGCATTCGGACGACAAGACCGAAGCGAAATCCGCAACCCGTCACACTTCGTCGGGCAAGCAGTCCACATCACGTACCACCTCGACGCGCAAGCGCACGACGGCCAAGACGCCTCGCGCCTCCAGAACGACGAAAGCCGCCACTGCGGCCGCCGTCGCCAACGGTGAGGTCCCCGCGCAGTCCATTCCCGTCGCAGACCCGTCGCAGTTCGGACGCATCGCCGTCATGGACGTGACGCCGAACGAGGAATCCGGCCGTTTCCCCGCCCGTGTCGAGCTGGGCGAACCGTTCAAGGTCACCGCGCAGGTCTTCATCGAAGGCCGCACCAAAGTCGGTGCCACCGCCATCGTGCGCAACCACCGCGGCAAGGAGATGCAGCGTCTGCCGATGACCTGCACCAACCCCGGCCTCGACCGCTGGGAGGTCATGCTCACCTGCGGCGAGCACAGCGACGTCAAGCCGTGGCAGCCCGAATTCGCCGCCATCAAGCGCCAGCTGGGCGAATGGAGCGTCACCATCGAAGGATGGGAGGACACCTACAAGTCCTGGCTGCATGACGCGGCCATCAAAGTCAAGGTCAACGACGACGTCGAGAACGCCCTCGAATCCGGCGCGCAATTGCTGGAACGCTGGGCGAAGACCGCCGACGCCAAGCTGAGCGCAGCGCAGCGCAAGACGCTCGTCGCCGCTGCCGCCACCATGAAGGACACATCGCTTACGCCCGAGGCCCGTCTCGCCGCGGCGACCAGCGAACCGGTCGCCCAGCTGCATCTGACCAACCCGCTGCGCGACGGCGTCTCGCCCAGCCAGCCCCAGCGTTTCCTCGTGCAGCGTCCGGAATCCAGCTTCGCCGCATGGTACCAGTTCTTCCCGCGTTCCGAGGGCGCCTACGTCGACCCGGAGACCGGCAAGATCGTCCAAGGCACACTCAAGACGTCGGTGTCCGGCCTGGAACGCGCCAAGGCCGAAGGCTTCGACATCGTGTACCTGCCGCCGATCTTCCCGATCGGCAAGACGAACCGCAAGGGACGCAACAACGCGCTGGAGGCCGGCCCCGACGATCCGGGCTCGCCGTTCGGCATCGGTTCCGAGCTGGGCGGGCATGACACCGTCGACCCGCTGCTCGGCAACATGGACGATTTCAAGGCGCTCGTCGCCAAGGCCCACGAGCTGGGTCTGGAAATCGCGCTCGACTTCGCGCTGCAGTGCTCGCCCGACCACCCGTGGGTCAAGCAGCACCCGGATTGGTTCCGCCACAAGCCGGACGGCTCCATCGCCTTCGCGGAGAACCCGCCGAAGAAGTATCAGGACATCTACCCGATCGACTTCAACGCCGACACGTGATAGTGTCCTACTATTTCGGTCCGTTTCGCTCCCAGCTCCCTGTCCACGAGCAGGCTCGCATCCGACCCGTGCGGCATTCCGCTGGCATACACCCA